AAAATATTCGTAGACAAGTGGGAAAGGCTGCAGGGCAACCTTATGGCGAAAAGAAACGATCAGTATGACTTGGTCATTGTGGATAATCTTTATAGCAGTACAAGTAAGGATATTAGTAAGAATCATGAGGTCGTAAAAGTCTTGAGTTTTATCAGGGATCTAGTGGATCAGTTTGGTGTATCAATCTTCCTGGTAAATCATCACAACAAAAAAACGTCAGATATTAAAATATTAGATAAGGATTCCATGCGAGGTGGTAAAGTAATTAGTGACGTAGTTGAATATGTGCATCAGATAGCTGAAGCGAGCGTAGACCCTTTGAAGAAGCTTAGAATATTCAAAATAACAAAGTCGAGAATGGCTAGTGATCTAAAGAATATTGCTTGTGGTATTACCTTAGAGGGCGAGGACGGAAAACTTTATTTCGATTGGAAAGGTCCGTTACCTAAAAAAGAAGAGCTATATTATACGGAATCAGCAGAAAATAAAGACTTCGAAATATTAAAAGATCTATTAGCACTAAGAGATAATCAGGGCGAGATTAAGACTATTCAGGTTGAGGGAGTCTTGGCTGATTATGATATGAGTAGAGCAACAGTTTTTAGATGGATCCAAAAA